TATTTACACGTGGTCGGAGGGTTCAACGACTGGACGGAACTCTTCCAGATTGCAGAAGGAAAAGAACGTTATAACAAATTGACTGACAAAAGCAAACGGCAAACCGTTAGCAAATTTAAACTATCGGATGCAATAAACGAAGGCATCCAGGAATTACGATATATTTTGACCCTCAAAGAAAAACAAATCCGAGAGGACGAACGAAGGATTTTAGAAACTGAAGCGAGAACAACCGAGGAGGGCGAACCAATCAACGAAAAAACAAATTTCCTTGATCGTGATGAGTTTTTGCAGTTCCTGAACTCCAGAGCTAACGCGATCCAAGACGATAAACTCAGGAACGATATATTAAAAATGTTATCCGATAATCTCAGATACAAGGACACTGAACGCGATGAAAACAACGAAATACAACGCTTTTATACTCCGGTGACGTGTGAAAATTGCAGTATTTACCAAAAATGTAGGGACTGCAAGCTGTCGAGCTGTCCAGAAATGTTATAATATTATTATATTGTAACATGTTTCGAGGGTTCAGGATTGGTGAAAATTGAACCGGTGCCAGGGGTGCCGGGGGGGTGTGCCAGGGCCAGCCGGGGCCGGAGGGCATTCCCAGAAATTTTTTTGTGTTGTGTGGGTTGACATGTAATAAATAGGCTTCTTACGTACCATTTACGTACCATTTTTGGCTTAAAAATGAGGATAGATTGTTAGTAATCAGGCAATTAACACCATTTGCACGATTTTTTTCATAAACTATTTTCTATATTTTTTCTGCAAAATACTTTTAAGAAAAATTGATACAAATGGTGCGTAAAGTCTCATTATCAACGAGTTATCTACAAGTTATCAACAAAATTGCTCCCGTAATACTCCCGTAAATCGTGCAAAATGCAACATTTTGAACACATTTTATCACTTTGTGTCAATAAATGCGTATCTTTGCATTGCACTACACAAGAAATATCACAGATTAATCTCTGTTATGGGATTCCCCTATGCTTTTGGTAGTGCGAGGTATGGGGGAATCTCTTTTCTTATCAGATGGTAGGAATAATCTACATTGCCACCAACCTATTCAATGGTAGGTCTTACATTGGTCAGACTCGAGCATCGTTATCTCGTAGGAAGGAACAGCACATTCGGGATGCTGTTTCGGATTCGGTTAATCATTTTCACCTGGCATTGATGCAATATGGAAGAGACGCCTTTGAGTGGAAGATTCTGGATGAGTTTGAGGGGACAAAGGAGGAAGTGATCCACGCATTGAATGTAGCGGAGGAGTATCACATATTGCGATTGAAGACAAGGTTGAGTGAGTATGGCTACAATGCGACTCAGGGAGGGTATTCGTCTGATAAGTTCGATGATGCTATCAAGAAGAGAGCTTTGGCTAACTACGGTGGGAAAGCGGTATTGCAGTACGATCTAGATGGAAACTTTGTACGAGAATACGAATCTATTGCAGAGGTGTGTAGAGAGTTTGGTGCCAAGAATAAGCACAAGGGGTGTTATTTCCTCGGAAGGAAGTGGAAGGGTTATCAATGGAGGGAGAAGGTTAACGAATATTATCCCAGAAAGATTGAGAAACACGAGATGGTATCCAATCCTCGAACTGGATTGGTTGTGTACTCTTCTGATGGTAGATTGTATAAAGAATATACAAGCCAGTCTGAACTACGGAAAGAGATGGGCAGAGGGTTTATAATTAGAGAGGGTTTTGGGAATGTGTCTATCAAGAGCAATAGGCAAGACACATACATTGTATTTCGGAAGACTATAGAGGACTACCCTTCCAAAATTGATGTGGAGATAATATATCCTAAGAGTAAAAATAGCAAATCTACAAGTTGTCTTCATACTACTCCTGTATTGCAATATTCAACTAATGGCAAGTTTATAAAAGAATTCAAGTCCATTGGAGATGCTTATAGAGAAACCGGAGTTTCAAAGAGTAGCATTAGAAAATCATGTAAAAAGTCTGTCCCTTTCTCGCTTGATGCGCGAACAAAATACATTTGGAGAAACAAACAAGGGGAAATCAAAGAGAATATAGAAATATCCATCGCACATAGAGAGAACATAGGGCAAAGATATACTAAGAAAAAAGAGCATAGGGTTGCCCAATATGATCAGAACGGAGATTTCATAATGGTATATGATACACTATCGAGCGCATCCGAAAGTACTGGTGTTGGTGTGTCCATAATTCGGCGATGTTTAAAGGGAATATACTTTCAAGGAGATGTTTATCAATGGATGCCATTCTCCGAAAGTTATAAACATACAATAGGCAAAATGCAATACCAGATGAAGAATTATACTCGCATTGCCCAATATGATCAGAACGGTATGATGATAAAAGTGTGGGAAAACATGTATCAGGCAGCAATGCAAACTGGAGAATCCCATAACTTAATACGCAAACAATGCATGGGCATATCCACCAAGAAAAAGACACCATCCGTTTGGAGGTACTACTCTGACTATTTTACTGCATCATAACTTATTGCTACGTTATTGCCGATTTTGTGTTTTGGCATTGGGTTTGCGAATGTAGGAATTGAAATATTTTGACAAGGGATTGTCGTTTTGTTGAAAAATGTTTTTTAATTTTGCGGTTGTTATGAAAGCCATTGACCCACAGATTCGTAGTATTTTGAACAGGGAGACCATGCCGATAGGTAGGGTCTTTGAGAGTAATGGGGAGAAGTTGTGTTGTGTAGAGCGACCGGAGGTAGAGTTTCCGAGGGATGCTTGTAGTGGATGTTATTATTCTCAGAACTATGTGACATGTCCGAAGAGTCAGTGTTCTTCATTGGGGAGGACTGATGGAAAGAATGTATGGTTCGTAAAAATAGAAGATCATGAAGACAATGAGAATTGCTAATGACGGTCTCTGCACATATGTAGAGCGTCAGGTGTTCCGCCGTTGGTGGGTAAGGGTATCTCCGTACTTTGGCACAAACATTCAGGCATGGAACTGGGTGCGAGGCAAGAGGAATGTGAATCTGATTAAGAAGAAGAAGTAGGTATGAGCGTTGTCTATGCATACCGCAGAAGTAAACACAATTCCCTTCTTACCAACAAGAGGATAGAAAGGGAATTAGAGTTCTTGTTGAGGACAAGGCGGGACATGAGTAGAGAATCGGTTATTCTTTACTTGAAGGCAAAGTTTGGCGATGCTATGAAAAGGGAGATTTACTTCTGTCATAATCGCAAATGCACCTACAAGACATTGAAAAGAGATTGTGCTAAACGCAATAGGGTTTGACTGATTCCATCGACATACTGAAGTCTGAGTTCTCCGAGTTGCTGTCATCCGATCGTGAGAGGTTGGATGACATTACTCATGTGCGTGCTTCTCAGCAGAGGATAGACAGTTATACCCTCTTGTTGAGGGATGTATTGGCAAAGTCTTCGCTCTGCTATCTCAACGGAGAGTTGTCCTTCTTCGATGGCAGGAGTTATGTGGTAGTGTCCTGCAAGGATGTTGCGGATGTTATGGGCAATCTTCTTATCGAGAATGGTGTGACCCCTTCCGATGTCCGCAGGATTGGAGATATGCCCTTCCTTGTGTTGTCTGAGAGGAAGTATAGGATAGACCACAGCAAGGTATGCTTTGACAACTGCGTCCTTGACATGCAAAGCGGGAATGTGCTACCTTTTGGCACAAGCATCCATACCGACTATGTGAGACCTTTCTCTTATCATGAGGATGCCAAGTGTCCTACATGGGAGAGGTTCTTGGGAGAGGTCTTGCCGGACGAGGACGAGCAGGCTTGCCTTCAGGAGTTCTTCGGGATGTGCTTCCTCGATAGGGAGAAGTATTCGGTGGAGAAGTTTGCGATGTTCATCGGATCTGGAAGCAACGGCAAGTCAGTTGTCTTCGATGTGATCAAGAGTGTCATCGGCAAGCAGTATGTGTCTTTCTTAGACCCTACTCAGCTCATGGATGCGAAGAACCTCATAGATGTGGACGGCAAGAGACTGAACTTCGCACCGGACATCAGAAAGGGTGCTTCGTTTGATTCTGCTTTGAAGGCTCTCAGTAGTGGCCAAGAGGTCACCGGATGGGAGATGTACAAGGGTGGTAAGGTCATCAAGTGTCCTCCGTTGGTATTTGCAATGAACGAACTGCCGAGATTCAGGGATGTGACGGGTGCTTTCTTTCGTAGGATTCTGCTGTTCTCCTTTGATGTGACTATTCCAGAAGATAGGCAGGACAAGAGCCTTGCTGCGAGGATCGTGAGGAACGAGAGTGCCGGAGTCTTCCGTTGGATGATGGAAGGTCTTTGGAGGATGCAGGAGAGACTTCGGGAAGGCAAGAGGGAGTTTACTCCTTGTGAGAAGATGGCATCTAACTTGGAATTGCTGAAGAAGAGGGTGCGAAACGAGGAGAATCCCGTGTTGCAGTACTTAGACAATGCCGGATGGAGTGTAGAGCCGATGTGGATGGGCCAGGAGCCGGAGAAGGTACGTGCAAATGACTTGTACGCGGCTATGCAGGGCAGAGTGAGTATGAATGCCATCGCAAGGGAGTTGACCTCCTTGAATGTGAAGAAGGTACGAGCATCGAGTGTAACGTATTACTTATATAGAAAGGATTGATATGGAAGAACTTTATAGCAAGTTAAAATGTGTTTCTGGAGTACTCGGTAGTCTTAACTTGTTGAAGAAGCAGAAAGAGGATTTCATTAAGGTTTGGGAAGGTAAGAACGAAGTCCCATTTGAGGCTTTGGATTTGGCAGAATGCCATCCGCCTCTTGTGGTATTCATCCCCAAAATCAAGGCAATAGAGTCGATTGAGGAGAAGATAAGGCATAACGAGAGAGAACTTGAAAAGCATAAACTTGAAGCCATAAAAATAATGCAAAGACTTATTGAGGAATGGACATAGACAAAATAGTCAGACAATGCTTCTTGGAGTACGGATATGCCGAGGGAGTCTTCCCTATCACGAAGTTGGAGTATTCGCTACTTGCGGAGCAGACAAGGAAGAAGTACAAGATGTCCCCGGAGGACTATCTTGCAGGAAAGGGATTGAACATTAAGATTGAGATACTATGACTTTGGATGATGATATTCGGATTGCAGAGCGATTGTGTGCGCATGTTGATGATCTTATAAATGAGCATCGAAAGAAGGTTTTGTACACCTATCTTTCGATGATTGCAACGGCAAAAAAACTACTGACATCGGATAA